GGTGCGAATGTAACCACGTCAGAAGGTGCCGGGAAGGACCCGCTAAACTTGTTTCGAGCTGCTGAAATCATCAAACGCCTTTCGGAATTCCTGTATAAAAACTTTATCAAATATTGCGCTGGCCTCATCGTAGAACTTAAATCTGACCTTATAATACGGCTGCTTAATAAATGCCAGCAATTGTTTTATATTCTTATTGGTCGCACTCCGGGTATAAACTCCCATAGGCAGGCGTGCATTTGAAGTATTAACGACAAAGAGCTGGGTGTACGCTTTCTTATTCCTCTTCTGCGATGCAGCTGTCTGGCCAGCATCAAAGCCGGAGGACATCCCCGATCTGCCCCATACATCCAAGGCAGACATAATGCGTATCATTTCACTCTGCGGTATATTGCCGTAAGAATTCAATCTCATCTTACTGCCGGGAGCTACATACATTCCTTTAGGCAGGATGCCCGCTGCCTGCATTTTCTTCTCACTCGCTTTCATCTCACGCGCCCCGCCGAATATATGCGCTGCCAATATCCGGGCAGTCCCGGTTCCTTTAGGCGCCCATTCAGGCAATAATACTTTAACAGTCTTTCTGCTACTATCAGCCTTAACATAATTGATGCCTTTCGTAACCCATTTTGTAGGTCTATGGAATACCGCCTCCATAGTTTTAGGAAGCTCTTCCTTTGCGATCTTATACGCGGTCCGGTTTAGAGCAGTCATTGAAGCAGCATAAACAAGTTTATTGGCACTCTTAAACGCGTTTTCTATTTGTTTTTTAGTCGGTTCCATGTTTTTGTAGTAAGTGTAGTAAGATGCAAATAAATTGTCTTACTCTGATAATTCCCTGTTTTTAATTTATTTTCTTATTATTTAATGTATCATAGTAAGACAGTAAGTGTAGTAAGTAAGTTTATATACTTAATAAATTCCCTATAAGTCTTACGAGCGGGTTTTCTCTTACTCTCTTACTACAGAGCTATCTAAACTCTTTTATTTAAAAAACTTATATTGTAGTAAGATTAAAAAAACTCTCTTACTCTCTCTTACTCTCTTACTACATAATTTTAATTAAAACAATAAATTATTTCTTTCATCCAGTCCTTTACGGATTTTCATTGCTTCATCCGTTTCAAGCTTTCTTAATTCCCATACTTTAATTGCGTAATCACGTCCCTCAATACGCCTATTGACCTGGCGGTAACCCAGCTTTGCCATCACCCTGCCGATCCTTACAGCCACGGTATCATTCGTATTCATCTTTCGGTACTGGTCCATGCCGGCCAGTTCGTGCATTATATCCGAGCTGGTCATATATCTTGCCAGACCTTTTTCTATTTCATCTTTTGTCGGTATAGTGTAATTAACAAGAATCAGCTCCTCTTCCGGAGACGGACGGCGGAAGCGCTCATTCACCTTTTCAATCTCTACTATTTCAGATCTGTCAAAGTAAGTTCTAAAACCGTTTTTATATTCATGCAGGGCCTCCGCGTATAAAAGCCCTACATCATAATCATTATCCACGTCTATATTATGAATTGCGAACGGAAGCCAGCGCCTGTTTCCGGTAGTGTCAGTAAGAAACTCATCATAATTAATTGAACCTGCAAAGCTTGCCCGCCTTATCAGGTTAGTTCTGGCGTGCGCATAAGCCCTCCGGAGCTCAGCGTTACGCTTTGATATTGTGCTTTTTAATGTCCCCTGCTCAGTTCTCGTAAGCGTTTCCATTTCGTCCAGGACTATTAATATTTTTGTGCCTATCATTTCCAGATGATCTTTATCGTGCGGATCGAACGTTCCCACATACAAATAATTGAACCTTAAATCCGGCGGAACCAGGGATTCCAGAAATCTAGTCTTGCCTCTTCCCTGCTTACCGCTTAAAACCAGTATAGTATCGTTAATCGTGTAATCGTCGATAAGAGAAGCCACCAGCATTATAAACCACTTTCTGAAAGTCTCTACAAGATGCTCTCTATATTCCTCATCGACCAGCTGGACCTGCTTTAAAAATTCAAAAAATCTTTTTTTGCCGTCCCACTTAGGAAGTGAGAATATATAATCCTGAATCGGGTTGAACTCAGCCGAAAGCTTGTCGCTCCCTACCAGCGATCTGAAATCGTTATCTGCAATGTCAATTCCCGCGTCCATTTTTATATCAGTGATCATGTTATGATAAGCCCTTTCATCAAAGAAAGTGAACTTACCTGCCGGGTCCGCCAGAACTTTGTATTCAGCTTTACTGGCAAATATGTTGTATCTGAATTCATACTGTTTATTTAAGTACTCCCTAACCGCAATAAGCTTATTTGTTTTAGAACGCGGCTGCTCTTTGTGCGGTTTAATTTTTTTCTCAGGTGCATCCTTAAACTCTTTTTGCTGTTCGTTCATATTTAAGCGGCCAGAAGATCATTAATGTCTTTAGATTTCAGTTTTTTAATTGTAATCTCTTTATTCAGGCCGATAAATAGATCCTTCAATTTATCCGCCATGGCATTTCCGGCCTCATCGTTATCCCCGCAAATGGTAATATTAAAATCCAGAAGCTTTTTAAATCTATTCACTGAGGGAATATTATTCGCTCCGGGAATCGCGATCGTATTAAATCCCAAAGTCTCCCCGGCAATCGCGTCCAGCTCTCCCTCAACAATTAATAACTTTTCGAATTTCAGCATAGTATTCAATACATCCGTATTATAGAATCTTTTAGCGCGGTTGCAATCCAGCGCGTCGTTAGTGAGGCCGATATATTTGCTCATCTTCTCCGGAGGTTCATAATTGTTCTTAACGTCAAAATACCGTCCCCGCATGTAAACTATCTCACCGTTATGTAGATAAGGAATAATCAAGCGATGATTATAAAATATTAAATTTCCTTTTTCGCTTAACAATCCAGCCCGGCGCAGATCTTCTGCAGGAAAGGCTTTTTTAAGGTGATTGTTTACTTTCCAGTAATCGATCACATAGAATAATTTAAAAGCCATCAGCTTTCTCACATCAAGTCTGCGTTTTTCTACAAGGTAATGATAAAAGGGCAGATCGCCGTCCAGACTGTTGCAGTAACTTCTGAACTCAGCAAAGATCTCTTTATTGCGTTTCAAACGGTGTTCTCTTACCGGCTTCAATATTATATCCATCTTTGCGTCAAACTGCTTTCTGAAATCATCCGTAACCTCAATCTCCATATCTCTCAGATAAATCTTATCAAATTCCTGCTCGAATATTAATCTCTCGGCAGGAGTAAGCGCGTTAAGCAAAGCCATCGGAACCATTTCAAACAGTTTTTTCCTCTCTGCGATCGGCGCTGCAGCTTCTCTTTTATTCGTAAATAGATTATCAGCTATTCCATAAAGCTGAGCCAGCTCTTTTATAGCAGCCGATTTCTCTATCCTGTAGAAATCCTGGTAGAACTGAATTACATCCCCTCCCTTGCCGGTAGCGAAACAGTAATAGGTATCCTCAACGCAATTTACCTGCAGGGATGGAGTCTTTTCATCTTTATAAATGCTCTTAATGAAAAAGCCCTTTGTACTTTTCCGTCCGCGTTCAATTGACAGTTTAGATATAAGATCATCTATTCTGCAGCGGTATTTTATTTCTGTTATTAGGTCCATAATCTTTGTAGCGGCAGCGGGATTCGAACCCGCCTCATTCCGGATATGAACCGGCGAAGGTGCCTCTCCTTCTCATGCCGCGATGTTTTAATCAGTTAATAATTTAAATCCGCTTTCCTTAACAGACTGGAAATAAGTCTGGTCCTTATTGGGGTTCCATGCGTACGGCAAAAAAACTTCCAACGCCTCTACCTGCTGTATCTGTATCATGCTTACCTGTATCGCAACCCAGTCATGCAAAAGCTTCCACGCGGTTCTCTTACTCTGAGCCAGAACATTTTCCTGCACGGTTTTTTTAATGGCACTTTTAGCAGCATAATTTTTTATCATTACGTCGTAGCACTGTTTAATTTTACTCGGAAGTTTGAATAACACCGGTTTTCCCTCAATCATTATCGAAAATATGAGAGCTTCCGGCTCTTTAGTTTCCGGATTATTGTATTTTATAATGCTCAAAGCCCCGGCGTCATTGAGCATTTTTTCAATCAGCATTATAGATCTTTCTACCGGCACGGACGATGTGTAATTTTTTAAGTTCATTTAAGCCACCCTCTTTTATTGTCCAGTTTTTTAGTAAATAAACTGGACATTATTCATTCACCGCTTTACCATCACACGTATAGCGGCCACCAAACAATAATTGCTTTCTCACAATTCTTTCTACTATCCGGTCAATAAAAGCCTCAGAATTAATATACTTAGCGACCTGCTCCGCCAAACGCTTCTCGAAACTTATAGCAACGGCTTCTATAATTACCTCTCTAATTTCATTAGATTTAAAATCTTCGCCCAGGAATTCATTTGTATAAGCAGTTACTTCGCGCGTTAGGTGCCCTCCCAGGAATATTAGTTGGAATGCTCGTACAATCGTTTTTTTAATTCTAGCTTCAAACATAACTCCTCCCTATTGGTTAACTACTTTTTTATAGTCTATTATCTCGCTCCTCAGTCCGTCAATACCCCTTAGGAGCTTCTGGATTATTGTATTATCTTCAATCTCCAATATCCAGTCCGGATGATAATTCAAAAACAGAATAAGCAGCGCACGGTAAACCGCGTAAAGATCCGTAAGCGTGTGAGTAATACCCTTAATTATATTTTTCGGATTTCCGCCGGGCCTTTTGTTCGCGCTTAAATGGAATACTCTGCCATGCAGAATGTATCTCAGCAGGTAATGCTTATCATGCCTGGGACCCAGTTTAATTTTCTTCTCAATAATTCTTAAGTCCCATCCGTCGGCAACGCCCTCGCTCTGCAGTATCTCTTTCTTTAGTTTATAAAATTCAGCTTTAGCCAGGTAGCTGCCGGAGTCGCAGAGACAGAAATAATCAAACAGTTTAGGATGCATTAGGCAGATCCTCTTCCTTACTCAGCGTAATTACAAGCGGTTCTTTATCGTGCCTCTCCTCAAATCCGGTTCCCAGTATTTTTCTGCCGAGCTCGCGGATCTGCTTTTCCGCATTCACTAAATATTGATTGTACTCATCCAGATACTTTCTTAATATTTCATGTTTTATTCTTTCCCTTGCAAACTCGCTGCCAAGGTTAGCGTCCTTAAAACGTTCCAGAGTTTCGATAATTACTTTTCCAAGTCCCATGTTCACTCCTTATCTTTAATTAAAATAAACGCCGGGCACGTTAGGGCGGACGCACCCGGCGCCGTGGGGTTATTCAACCTTAGCGGTTGAAAACTTTTTATCTACCATCCGGGCTATCTCCTTCTTTTGCTCTATAGCAAGTTTCACGGCTCGTTTCACCTGCGGAAGTAATAACCGGTCTCAAGATTTCTTATAATTATCTTCATGCTAATTTTTCCAGATTGTATTCCGGATCTTCATTTTTCTTTCTCGCCATCCGTTTAAGTATCAGGTAACCTATCAGGTCCAGCTCCGCGTCCTCGTCATCGTCAAGTTTTAATTTTTTCTGCTGTTCAATTCTGGAAAGCTTATCGTCAATCCTTACATTCAGCTGCTCTATCGCGTCCGATCCGGAAAAGATTCTTTTCGGTTCAAGCGCGCTGTTTCCGTATTTGGCATTTTTTAATAACAGCATAGAACGGAGCTCTACCAATACGCGGTCCACCGCGGATAAAAATTCAGTTCTGGTCTTTTCAAGCTCGGCAATCTTCTCTTTCCCCATCATTCCACCCTTATGCCGCGGCCGGTTTTCTGTGCCGCTGTACGAAAGGCCGGTGTATGCTCATCACCCGCCCTCTATTATGAGCCGGACCTGTTCTGCGGTTGCTCGCAAGAACCTCGTGGGTGATAATATTAATAAGATCATATCCGTGGCGCTTCGCTTTTTCCTCAACGCCTTCATTTAACGGATGCACTCCAGCAAATACTTTTTTCCTTCCGCCCGGCATTTTAACCTCTCAATAATTTTGTGATTGAATTTTTTACTACTCTAAAGTAGATCTGAACTGCGCCCGCAATAATCTTTACAAGAGATGCGCCCCGCGTGAATTTCTTATACCGGATATTTTTATAATCATATACGATCATAAACCTGTCCCGGTAGAGCTGATAAGTCGATACTGTCATTTTAACCTCCCTCTATTTTTACGGTAGTAATCCATTGCAAAAGGATAAATGCAAACCAGAACTATTCCCGCCGCAACTATGTAATCAATCCCTGTCATCTTCATCTATCCCGAAAGCCATATTAAATACTCCGTCAATCCAGCTGCTCATCCTGCGCCCGATTTTAATTATGATAAAAACAGTTACCGCCACAAATCCCACAACAGCCGCAATCCATTTAAGCATCTTTTCCATCCTCCGGCTTCCCCTTATGAAATCCCCTTTCATCCTCGTAACCCTCCGGAGCCCGGAACATCCAGTAGAGCATTACAATCCAGATACCGATCAGTATATAAACCAGCACCATTACCCGCCTCCCTGGTCATGTTTTAAAAGTTTATTAACGTATTTAAAGCTGACCGCCTTAGTTCCGGAGTTATTAAATATATATCCTCCGGAAAGAATTCTGTCTCTGTAGAAAAGATTAAATGAAATGTTATACGAGCCAAAATAATTTCCGCTCATAATAAGCTGGGAACTAACCGCGTCGAACTTACCGGATAGCTCCGTGCTTACTCCCTGCCATTCCAGTGTCGCGGAAACACTCTTGTCGGTATGTTCTAATAATAAGATCATGCCGTTTTCATGATCCTCGTAGCGCGCGGATATATCCAGTTTATTTAACGGCCCATTCACCGCGTCGCATCCGGTAAACATAAAAGCCATCCAGGCAAAAAACAGAGCCAGAACAAAGCCGCATCCCAGTTTCCTCATACCGCCCTCCTTAAATTGCTTTTCATTGCCGGGTCTATCATTCCCTTTTTCAATAACTCTATAAGCTCGTCTCTCATATAGTACGCCTGGCCGAATAGGTCCACGCGTTTTTTAATCAGTCCTTTCATCTCCAGGATGCGCAGCTTTTCTTCGCCTATAACTAAAAATTTTTTCGCCTCGTTTCTGCTCAGCCGCGGTGTATCCGTCTTGCCGCTCTCAGCCATTGCTGCCAAAAGCTGCTCCATACTTTCCAGCCGCTTTATTATCTCCGCGCGCTCTTTCATAATGCTTTCAATTCCCTGCCGTTTACTCTAAAAGCTCTCAGTTTGCTGAAAGTCCCGAAATACCTCATTACATGAAGCGCATTATTTTTAGGTTTACTTTTCAATCCTATCTTCACCCACCAGGGATGCCCCACGGTTCTGAATTTGCTGGTCCTCTCCGGCTTCCATCCAATTCTCTTGCGCCTGCTTATAATTCTTTTCTGTTCTTTTTTAATCACTTCTATGTTTGCTACTTCCGGTTCCTGCTTCTGTTTCCGGTTAAACGGATTCAGCTTTTTGAAAAAATTCATCTTAAACATTTGCCCCTCCCGCATTATCATTTTTCTTATATCTTTTAAAAATTATTCCCAGCGCGTATTTAATCCGGTATCTCAATTCCAGTCCGCTCAGCAGTCTTACGGCGTTGTTAAATTCTATTCTGTAATTCCGCCTGGCGTATTTTCTCAACTTCTTTGCGATCGAATTATTCATTTAACCAGCGTCTCCAGAGTTTTAATTTTATTTTTCAGCGCGCTTATTGCTTTCGCAACATCCTTCTTTTCATGCGGCATAAATTTTCCGTCGGCCAGCGCGCTCTTAATTTCTCCGCAGAGATTTCCGGCATTATCAGCAAGCTCCAGCGCGGAGTCTTTAATTTCTAGCTTTGAGTTATCCGGGATTCTTTTGTTCTCTACGTTTTCGAAACGTGAAATTTTTTCTTCGTGGTAAGCTATAAGAGGAGAATAATCATTAATGAAATAGCAAATATCGGCAAGGTCGTCTGCGCCCATCTTCATTCCGGTAACAGGATCCTGCTGGAACCAGTGCATTATCGTAGAGGCCTTTGGAGGTTTTTTGAATTCCAGTTTCCAATTCTTCTTAAATTCATTCTGCAGGAATATCCATACGTTAAATGTTTTTAATCCCTCCCGCCTCACACGCGTTTGAAATTCTATGCACGCATTAAAAGCTACTTCTAAATAGGAGGATTGTTGCTGGTTTACTGAAAGATTGTTGATGATATGTAGCTGCCCTTTCATTATTTTGCCCTCGAGTTAATTAGGAGGTTTCTATGTTTTCGCAAAAATTATTAATCGGTTTTAGAACCGGGCTATACATCGTTCCTCTCTATTATTATGCTGCTGATTGTTTTTGTTTTTCCTGCTGATAATTTTTCCAGCCCGCTCGAAATATCTCCGCTACCAGGTCGCGGATTTTGCATTGCCGCTTTATGCTCTCAATCTTTACGTCCTGATACTCCAGTCTGGTAAGTTCAAACGTCAATAATTTATATTGACTTTGAAGTTCTAGTTCGGTAAGTTTCTCTGTATTTTGTCCGTTCCCGTTTTTCATGTTCTTTATTTCACATAGTTGTTTATAATCTCAAAAGAAATATAATGCAATTACCACATATTGTCAAGAAAAAAAATAATGTAATTACCACATTGAACCAAATTGAATTAATATTAGGTAGTGATTCGCCTATAAAAGTCATGCTAAAAGCCGATTTTTTGCATGATTTTGAGATAAAATTGCCTGAATACGGCAATAATGATTATTTGAATATTTCAAGCTTTTCTGAAAAGAAAGTTCATTACAAAGTAGATTTAGTAGCGTGTACTTGTTCGTGTCCTGATTTTTCAAAAAACAGAATTATGTTTAGGAAAGGAAGTATTAAAAGGTTATGCAAACATCAAGAAAGCCCTACTCTGCCAATTCCATCGCTAACTTTACAGGATAGCACAGTTTAGGACACTTTTAAGGATTAGCGGACAGAGAGTAGGAATAGCAGATATTAAGTTTATTGCGTATTTTCTAAATTTTCAGTACATGCACCTGTAGCTCAATTGGATAGAGCATCTGACTACGGATCAGAATTTTTCCTTGTTTTTAGCACAATTTCAAGCCCTTAGCATTTTTTTAACATAGAAAAAAGCCCGGTCTAAGCCGGGCCTATCTCTATTACATTCGTCAATTCCCTTTAAGGCGTTTCATTTTTCTTCTCTTTTGGTTTTAGTGTTTCTTGATATTGCTTTTCAACTCCCTGCATTTTTTGAACTACCTCATTTCGTTTAGCAAGTAATTCATCTTTCTGTTTTTGCAGATTTTCCATTGTTAGCATTATCTTCGCTAATTGAGAATCCCACTTAAAATAATACTCGTTTCATTTTGTCCTCTATCTTGTTGGATAACTCCCCTTTGTTTGGTCTGCGGTTGTTACATTACTGCCTGTTAAATTATTTCCATTACCTGAATAATCCCGTAACATTTGAGTATCACTACTGCCCCTGAATTTATAATGAGCAACCTTCTCTGGTGTTCCGCCCGTTAAAGTATTTGTAATTCCCAAGCGATTCATTGGCAACTGTAAATTGACAAAGTTCGACAAGGTTATATCAGTTAATCTATGAATATTACCCTCGCCAAGTTGCCCGTTAAAATAATCTGCCGAATTAAACCCTACACCTAAAGCTGTTGTGTGAATTATAGACCCCACACTCGCAAGAGATTGGGCTGACCCATCCGCAACACCATCTAAATATAATCGAGCATTACCCGTCGAATTGATAAACAATCCTGCAAGATGATAATTACCGTCCGTTACTGTTGCCGAACCCGTAACCGTTACTATTGTTGTCCCATCTCCAATTCTTGCTTCAAGTTTATTTGCAGTGCTCACATATAGTTCTATTCCTTTGCTCGATGCGAACCTACCAATAATCTGTTTCTTAGTTCCTGTTGTTGAGGTCTTAAACCATACATTCTTTGCCCTGTCAAATCGTTTCGTAAGACTCACATCATCAATGTAAATGTCGTCTGCCTGATTTGCGTATATCTTTATCGGTTGGTTTACTTCATTTACTGTTGCCTGAAAGTTCCAGACGAATTTAGTGAATGTTCCGGGGAGACAGGATATATTTGTAATGGTTTTAGTTTGCCCGCCAATTACTGCTGTAACAGATGTTGTAATTGGTTGATATGATATGTCGTCGATCATAAAATTATCCCCAGATGCTGGACTCGATACATAGATAGAGGCAGTGTTTGAGTTGGTTCTTATTCGGAACTCATAATTCTGATATTCGGTAGTTAAATTAGGGTTGGCAATAGCCAAATATACATCATTCCCGTAACCAGCAAAATCAAAACCCTTCGTTGTTATTGTTGATGATTTTGCCTTGAAAGTTATTTTATAAGTAGTGCCCGCCACAACTGAATTATTAAGAAAAATTCCAAAAACTCCGCTTCCGCTTGTAAAATTTAATGTGATGTCTTGAGGTCCACTGTTCCAAACCTTACCACATTGATACGCACCCCAGCTACCTCCATCCGTAGCAAAGTTAGTATTATTGCCCGTTATTATATTGCTTCCCAGTATCCCCGTTCCCCTCGCCCAAAATTCAAAAGTGTATTTCTCGTAGATTGAATTAGCATCAGTTCCCAAAGCTGTAAACTTACCACTTGCAAGGGTTACATAGTTAGTCGTTGCATCACCCGCTGCAGAAGAAGTTATCTTGGCAGAATAAGTCCCTGTTTTTTTATCGGTAGAACTTTGAGCTATTGAGTGATTACCCGCACCTGTCCAATCGCCAACACTTGTTTCAAAGCCCCCGTTGGTCTGTGTCGTTATCCGTTCTGTTCCGTTCAGGTCTAACTTACTCGGTGAACTCTTACTCATATATTCAGTCGAACCGTCTAAATCAACGGCACTTCCCCGAATCAGTTTCTTGTCAAGCATCTTAGTCAGGTTGCTTTGTGCAAGCAACCCAACACTAAAAAGTATCAATAAGAACAATATCTTTTTCATTATCACCCCCATTAGTTTACACCTTCAAAAACTACTCTCTTTGTCCGCCAGACCGCACCAGGTGTTTTTGGTCTTACTCTAATTTTGCCTGGTCTTAATTTGTTAATCTCAAATTTTTTCGCTATTGTGCCTGCTATAATTACAGTCGTATTATCAATCTCAAGATAGTCAGTAACCACATCCCTGAATCCTATCATTTGTGTTGTCCACTGCGATTTTGCGTGAGAGTAAACTTCAAACACCAATGTGTCTGCCGTTGCGGATGAATCGTAAACAGTAACATATCCTTTCAGATAGTTATTTCCGAAATCATATTCAGAAGTGTCCGCAGAAGCACCCCAAGTATCTACTGACCTTACATAAGGCAAATACGGTTTTGATATAACTGGATTCGTGGCATCAACATCTGCATTTCCCACCTGTAAATTAGCATTGACTTGGAAATCTCCGTGAGTTGCGTTCCTCGCTTGAACTTTGTTAGTCGTGCCGTCTGTCGTTTGGTCTATTGTTACGGTCCACGCTCCGTACTGGCTAACCGCTAAATAGGTATTTATCACATGCATAATCTGAGCCGCCACGGTATCGCCCGGGTATTGGTACCAGGTATATTTGCCGTATTGACTTGTAGTATTCTTTTTCAAAGTCTGGCCCTCTAAAGTGCCGAACCCGATCAGGAATACCATCAAAATAAATATTAGTCTTTTCATTTTACTGCTCCTCTATGTTTTAATTTTTATTTACAGAAATGTTTAATGAACTTTTCCCTTTGGTTTTCTTCAAACTTATTTCTTTTACCAAACAGGTCTAATATCTTATTCTCCCACCCAATACAAGTCCATTCACTTGTATTGCCTTGATACAAGCCCACGACATTTATCCCTAATTCTTTTATTCGCTTAGCTTTGCCTTCATAGTCTAAACTTCCGAACAAATTGTGCCAAGCGCACTGCCCGAACACCCACGCTAATTTATCGGTTTCTCTCCAATACTTCTCTTGATTTAGGTAACTTGTTAAACTTGTTGCACCTAACTTTTCTTTATTTCTTGCTGTTGCGCCGACAGTAAGTTTATCTCCCATTAAATCGTGGCGTTGTTCAAAGACTTTCCAATATTCATTAACAGTCATCTTCTTTGTTTCTACATAATCTTCATAACATTCGCCCCAGTCAAACAATACATCATTCTTTCCTTCAAACCTGTTAAATATATGCTCATAAAAATAATTGTTATCAAAACTGCCCAACCCCCATCCAGCATCAACAACAAAATATTGGAAACCCAATCTTGACAGGGCTAAATAAAAAGCATACATTCCGTTGGCTGTAATTTTTTGTTTGTCTTCAACATCTATCTGCAAATCTTTCACATCGTCCCAAAACGGCTCAACAGGTATTCTCCAAGCATTAAATCCTTGTTTGAACATTTGGTCTGCGAAACCTAAACTCGCATTGTGTGGATGCCAAAGTAATAAATAGTTTTTCAATTAGAAATTCTCCTTATGTTTAAGTTTGCATAAGTTACTGTTACAGTCCTGCCGTTAGTTGCATAACATCCCAAGTCAATCGTGTTGGAATTGCTTAGGGTCACTATCCCTGTGTTTGTCACCGTATAATTAGTTCCTGTTGTTGCCGTGATAATACTTCTCGTTTGGAATACAAATGCCTGTCATATTATTCCTTTTTAGTTATCTGTATAAGCTATACAAATCCATTCGCCCGCACCTGCATAATACCTGAATGTAGCCGTATCATATTGACCCAATACTAAAGTCGTTCCAGGCATCCTGAAATATCCCCCGCTTTCTCTTATCGTTACTGTATTTGAACTGTGAATATTCATTATCGTTACTGTCTGTCCGTCTGTGGGTGAACCTGAAACAGCATCTAAGTAAGTGCTTCCGCCTGTCGGGTTTACTGTTACTGATGCCTTGCCGTCAAGAGCAATCTGATAAAAACCGTCTATTGTCGCCGATTCCCACGGCACTTTAATATCGTCTGTGAATGAAGCATCATTACTAAACGAATTAGTGCCAGTCCAAGTATTATTATCGCTTAAAAAAGCAAATTCTTTCTCGCCTGTTCCATCCATTCCGTAATATTTATTCGCATAGTATCTCATTGTCCCTGCATAACTTAAAGAACCAGATTTAGCAGGAACGAAAAATTGTCCTGTCGTCCCGAAGTTTAACCAATTATTATATGTGTTTGTGCCTGTGTAAGTATTGTTACCGGATAAAGATACTGCATCTGTGATGCCGTAACCCGCAAGGGTTGTTGGGGTTGTGCTGATTTTACTCCAAGCAAGTCCGGTTATCCAGGCGGGATTTGCGTATGAACCCGATGTATAAACTCCATTAGTGACTGTTGATGCGTTCCCCGCTAAATTTGCAACTGTTAATGTTTGTGTTGAAGGTGTATAATAGAGCGCATTCACATTGTCGGCTTTTAACGATACATTTTGACTACCCGTCCCTGTCGCAAAAATTAAATAATGGGCAGAAGCACTCATCGATTCGCTACTGACAGTTGAATATAAAGCACCGCCCCCAGCATTGCCAGTAATACTTCCAGCAATAGTCGAAGAGAAGGTTTTAGTTCCAGCGATAGTTTGATTGCCTGTTGATTTAATAAACTCAAATTCCCCCGAACCATCTAAACCGTAATATTTGTTGTTGTAATATCTCATCGTCCCCGCATAAGATAGCGAACCAGACTTAACAGGAACAAAAAACTGTCCTGATGTTCCGAAGTTTAACCAATTAGTGAATGTAACTGTTGAATCAAATCTAACATTTATCGGGTTCTTTGTATAAACGAAATAAGTGCTGTCAACTCCGCCGCCTATTTTGTTATATTTCAGATAGTACAACGTGCTGGCATTGCTCCAACGTATTTCACCTGCATTCTTGCCTATCTTCCAGTAAGGTCTTAAAGTTCCATCGTAATTTATCCACCTGTCATTCTGCGCGGAAGTTTCATTAAACATCACGCATATAAATAGCAGAATTATCGCCCACTTACACCAACAAAACACCTTATTAAAATTCTTATACTTCATTTCTCAATTCTCCATTGCTTTACAATCTTGTTTGCAGTTTAAGTTCAATATCCGCTTCACCCGTTGTTATTGTACCGCTCTTTGTAATTACCGCTTTAAGCGCCTGTTGAGTTGCATAATCTTTATAGACCGGAATAGTTATTAAATTATTATCCTGGTCCCAAATAATCGTATCGGAGTATTCAATCACGCCGTCATTATCCTCAAGCTGAAAAGCTGTTACATTATTAAACCCTGTCACGAAATACATATTAACAACGGTCAACCGGAAACCCGCTTCAATATTCTTTAAAGTTACCGGAGAAGCATTTGCATCCGAAGCAATAACTTTTGCGTTGAAAGAATATTCTTTTAAGTAACCGCCCGGTAATACAGATGCAAATGGTTTAGGCGGAGCGTCGCCCGTATCCGGCGTATTATCCTCCATTACCGCCGTTACCGGAAGCGCCTCTATATAGCTCTCGTTCTTGCTCAGTTTTTTACGCAATGTTAGTATCTGATATCCCTTCCCGTCGTAGCTGAAATCTTTCATATAGCTGTAATCAATCCCCTCTACCAGAAACTGATCAACGCGCCCTATAGTGCTGGTAACTCCGCCGGATGGAACAAGCTTATTTCTGTTCCTCAGGTTGTAATAAAAATTAGCCACAGTATTATGCAGACTGTTGCCGCCTGTTATTAAAGGCACTTTAGCGCTCCCCGCGGTATAAGTAACAGTGTTATGTACAAAAGTCATATCCCCGTAATCCACGCCGGAACTTGTATAACAGAATACAGGAATCTCCTTGTCTATTATGCTTTCTCCTCTCAGCTCGCTTCCGGAAGGTACTATTCCGTACCGCGCCATCCTCTCGCCGTAAGCATTCTTGCCGCTTCTCGGTTCCCGGTATAGCAGCCGGCTCACTATTCTCACCGCCTCAACATCGCCGAACATATTCTGCACTTTATGACTCTTTACAGTTCCCAGCGTCTGGGTGTTGGAAGCATCGTAGTAAAAAAGGTCCTTAACAAACGCCTCATCATCCGTAATAAAACCGCAGATAAATCCGAATGCAAAAGCGTACGCCATCAAAAGGTCATACAGGGATTCTAACTGGTAAAGCTTGTCTATGGAAAAGAATAAAGCGCTCAGGTAATTGGAATTGAATGTTAGATCCTCCAGGGATTTATATACAGGAGGCGGATCTCCGGCTCCCTGCTGATTGCTGGAAAAAACCCAGTTATGCTGCCAGGTTAAAGTAGCGCTGCTGTTTACTTGTTTTAATATCTCATGTATCAGCGTTTTTACGTTTACAGGGTCAGCGGTATAAACGTCTCCGCTAACAGAATAAGAAAGAGAAAGAGGGTTTAATCCGCTCAGCCTACCATCGCTCAGCTGCTCATATAAATAGATAGTCTTTAATAAATCCGTTTTAGGGTATGCGCTGAAATCCATTACTCTGTTTGTTTTATCCCAGCCTATATCGGTCATAGATAAATATCCCACATACTCAGTAGTGTAATTTGTGTCCCCGTAATATTTTATCTCCAGAGTTACCTTTGCGTCTTTTCTTACATAAGGAACAAGCGCGCCCTCAAATATCAGATCAGCAAGCTCATCCTCGCTATCCTGCACGCTGAATTTCATATTGCCGGGCACCATTAAATTCTCATCCAGCTCCCTCTTCCATTCAAGCTCTCCCCAGTCAATCAGCCGTATTCCGTAATCCGGCGCAAAATGCTCCGCGTCCGTTCCGGTATCCTCTATGGTAAACTCGAGCGCCATTCTTATAAGATGGTTACCTCCTACGGATTCTCCAACATCCAGCGCCTGCCCGAATTTATATGTAATCGTATAAGCCATTATCTGAACCGCTTCTCTTCTTTCATTATCTTCTTTACTACCTGATATAAGTCACTGCCTCTCAAAACAAACTCCCCGCCCAGGGATATTTTCATTTCGCCCGCCGAGTAATTTTTCTGCGGTATAACTACCTCATTACCTGCCTCGCCAAATAAATAACTTCTCTTGCTCTGCATTCCTACTCCCATAACCGGCTCGGTTATTACTCCGCCGCCTGCAAACGGAATAGGCGGCAGACCCAGCGCGGCTGCACCGGCTCTCAATCCGTAATTAATAAGAAATGATAATCCCGCCTCTAGCAGCATACTACCTATATTTTTAAGCACGTCCGCAAAATTTTCGCCGTAAACAATCGCCCGCGCCAGTCCGGATGCAAGATAATTAGTTGCCTGGCGCGCCGTGTCCCCGAACCTTTCCATCGCGTCATCCAGTTTAAGTATATCTGTGTCTATCTCAACTCCCTCCGGCACTCTTACGCTTTCCAGTATTGCCATCTTTGCCATCTGCTCTGCGCTCATTATGTCCAATGAAGGAAGATTATTTAAATCGTATTGTTTAGCAGGAGCCCCGAACTTGCCGATATTTGTATTGTAAGTTTTCTGCCTGGGCTGCGGAGTCTTTCCTGGCTTAACAATTCTTCCGGGCGGCCTTGCCGGTACGCTTACAATTTTTCCATTCTCCACATAAGTATAGCTTGAAAGCGCTTGTTTTAAGTCCGCGGTCTGTTGAGGATCTGTATAATTTCCGCTTTCATTAGTCCCGAACAATCCTTTCAAGCCCAGCAATCTGTCAATCTTGTTTCCGGCTTCAACAGCCCAGGTATCAATAGATATAATCAAATCCAGAATCCCCGTTAATGCGGGCAGTAAAGTTTCCCCAGCTTTGTTTTTTATATTATCCCACTTAACGCCGATACTCTCTAATTTATCCGCGTTATCCTGGAGTTTTCCGGTTACATCATTCAATGTAGTGCCGGCTGCTTTTATCATGGATTCTACCTGTATCCATTTCTGCGTCTCGGCATCCAGCTGATCTAATTGTTTTGCGCCGTAGCCCTCCACATAACCGGCTACAATCTCATCATACTTTGCTTTCTGAATTCCTAAGTCCTTTAATCCTTTAGATCCTCCCTCGCTCGCCCTTAATACCCGGTCAAAATTTTCCTCTACGCTTCCGCCGTATTTATCCGCCGCGTCATCCGCCATGGAAAATAAAATCGCCTGCTGCTTTAATGTGAGCCCTAAATCAGTTGCCTGGTTGCTCAACCTTATCAGATTAGCTTCGGTAACAGTTCCCGCGGTTGCCTTACGGAATAATTCTATATCAGCTGCAGTTCCTTTAAAATTAGATCTCAATACTTCCAGCTTTGCCGCACCCTCTACCGCGGATTTTGCAAAAGACATCAATGCGCCGGCTCCAAGGGTTATGCCTAAAGCACCCGCAACGGATTTAATGGATGTATTAAGGTTGTTAAATCCTTCGCTCATCTTTCCCGTTGCCGCTTCCGTGGTCCCCTGAGCGCCCAGAATGTCGCTTAAATACTTCTCCATCTTCGCGGTAAATTCTATCTCTACTTTCTGAGCCATTATCTTCTCTCGGATTGCTTTAATACTTCTAGGTGATCAATCATTTGATTTAAGTGCTGCAGCTTTTTAAGATAAAAATATTTATACACCTGGCTTATCTCCGTATTTAGTATGCTCTCTCTCCTGCTTAAATCTCCCTCGCTCAAATAAAAAACCATATACTCGGCATCGTCAATCTTGCAGCCCGGCTTCATAAATGCCGGGGTCCGTCTCGTTATCGCCTCAATAGAGGCGGATACTCTTTCTAATTCGCAATAGTATTCCTTAAAGATTCGGTTCCATTCAGCATCAAACGCATCCGTCTTAAAAAAAAATCAGTGAATACCATTAGCTGAGTAGGTTCGTCAATCTCGCATACCAGCTCCATCCTCGCCTCTTCATTAGCCGGCTCCAGTATCAGGTTAAGCAGTCTTACTGTCTCCTCGTAGCTTAATCCATCCGCGCTTCTGTTCTCCAGAGTAGGGATTTTACGGACCAGGGAATTAACCTCTATCCTCTCGCGCAGCTTAATATCTTCTTTAAGAAAAAACTCCTTGTCGCCTATTACATATCTTTTCCTATCGCTCATCTCTACCCTTTATTTGTTATTACGTTAAAATCTGTTTACGCCGTCCGGTATAATTTCATCAGCCGGATATTTATCAATCACTCCCCCGCGGAGCTCCTTCTGATTCTTTATGTCAAATAAGACATACTCCATCCCGGCAAATTCATCCGCTCCGCTCTCTATCTCCAGAGTGGCCTCGTTTACCACAAGGCCCGTTCTGGTTGTTTTAGTAAATACTTTTACTCCGTCTTTATAAATCTTTAATGCGAACATCTCCGGCTCCGTATTTAATAAACGTTCCATCTTTTATGCGGTTATTGTTACTGTGCCGCCGTCAGTGTAATCGGAATTATTTCCGCCGTTCGCGGTTGTGTAGCTGAACGCCAGGTTCCCCAACGGTACTTTTCCCTTATAGACTAACCGCAGGTATCTCTTATCATCGCCTATATACGCCGGGTCCATGTTAAGGGATAGCACTCCAGCCGCCATGCTGAACCGGTCGAATAATGTTCCGCCTACGTTATTATCCTCCCTTACTACCAGAGCCGGGCTTAAATCCCTTGCCAGTACGCTAACCAGGTTGCTTATCGTAGCCGCGCGGACAGTAAGATCGAAATAGACCATAATGTAATCCGCTACAAGGCGGTTATATATGCTCCTCTCGCTTCCTACGGGCTTCAAAGAAAAGTTGTAATCAATTATCTCGTCCTTGGTGAATACAGCATCCCCCACTACTATGTAGGGATGCTTCTGATCGGCAAATAAAATATTGTAATTTGTTACGCCTAAAGTCGCTGGCGTATTTGCGTCCGCCGCGTCTATCAAAGCGGCCATCTCTTCGTATTCTAGGGCTACCTGCAGATCGAACGCCATGCTTCTCTCTTTAGAGCTCATTATCCAGTCGAACTCCACGCCCATATAATTGTTATCGCCGTTGAACTGAAAACATCCGCCGTCCACTCCGGATGATTGCGGAACGGCCAGAAGCTCAACATCACCGCCCCGGTCCGGCAGTATTGTGCTTACAAGATTATTAAGCATATCAATATTCGGCTGCAGCGTCTTTGCAGTTATTTTTGCGTTGATAAAATTCCTGAGGTCTCTCTCTCTGTAATCCGTAATAGGATTAAAAGGAGTAAATTCTAATTGCGAGGGAGTCCGCAGCCCCAGTACAACCTTTCCTGCCGGAGTTGTAAGGAGACTGCCTTTATCCACTATCGCAATCTGATTGATGCCTACGTTTGCAAATGTTCCCATTTTGTCACCTGTTTATTTTTTCTTTCTTGCCGGATACGCCCACCCGCTCCGCCTTCTCAATTATTTCTTTCTGAATTTTCATTACTGAGAAATAAATATTTGAATTATTGTAGCCAGCAGGCTGCCGAATACTCCCGATGCTATTATTGCGCCCAGGGCCTTGCTCTTAAATCCTTCCAATGCTCTTATCCTCTCCTCATGGTCCTCATTCACCCCTATCATATCCTCATTAACGTACATCATAAATCCTTCGAGCTTAGTCCGGATGACCTCCACATCGGTAATCAGTTTCTGGAATTGTTTCTCGTCAATCATTTTTTCCCTCCGCTAATCCGCCCGGTAATTTCGATCCTTTTACGCCGGTTATGCTATCCGGCACTTTATCTAAAACCTTTGTAGCAAATTCAGGAAGAGTGTCTTTTACATACCGGTCCCGCAGTTTAAGTCCCCGCCATATAATCGCAACCGGAACGGCAAGCTTGGCTGCTACGGTGTAATCCTTAAACTGACTTAAGATCTCCGGCAGAAACGCAAGAGCGGTGCTGCCCGTAAGTATAGCACCCTCTTTGACATACCACCATATTTTTTTAAGATCAATCTTCACTTACTTTACGATATACTTTGTAATTAGATGTTTAGTTATCAGAGCCCATTCAAGAAAATCCTCTACCGCCTGCTCTAAATCGGCATCGTCATTAATAGCTTTAACTTTTTTCAGCACTTCTTTAATCTGGTTCTTTTCATCCTCGGTAATCTTATCCAGCAATTCACCGGGCACTTCCGTAATTCCGCTTACCATCGGAGCTACTTTAAACAGCAAAGGGAAAAATGCCGGAAGCTCCGTAAGAGTTACTTTCTTCCCGCCGGAAGAGCTCTCCGCGGTTACTTCGCCTACTATATTCACCAGGTCCGCGGCAAAGTTTAATACGTCAATAGTTTCCTGTATCCCCTTTAAGTTCTGATCTTCCATGATAAGCTCCTTCATCTCATTTTTTTTATTAAATATTTTTTTGCGCATCAGCTCTCGGTAATCTTTTACCGGCATCATATCCAAATCTTTCGGCTTTATATCTTCCATCACAGCTCCGCGTTGAATAACTCTTTTTCCGCCTGCCGTCTTTTAATTAGCCCCGGCAGTATCTTCCCGGCGCCATAAACCCACTTGCATAACTCGTCTCCGGCTTCCGGATTGCCCGCGTTTATCTTCCGCAATAAAGTAGAGGATTCCAGGTTCCCCTCCCCGACATTAAAAGCGAATGATACAAGCGCGTCAAACTGGTTCTGGTTTATCTCAACCTTTACAAGTTTATTAACAGCGTTTTCAAACTTCTTTACGTCAAGCTTAAGAAGGGCATCCGCGTAAACGGCATTAATTTCCATTCCCGGTATAACATCCGGCCCGGTATGACCGTAGCCGATCGTAAGAACTCCAGCCGGGCACTTATATGCCTTGTATCTCAACCCTTCAAACTGTTTTATTATATCCAGAGCTTTTTCGCTCGCCGTCATTTTCTTTTTCATCACTCTGCCGTTTTTTCTTTAACGCTCTTTTTAACAGCCCAATACGTTCCCAAATAACCCCCGGCAAGATCCATCAGTACCACTATCCAGAGTTTATAAACTATTGCCGCCGCGAGCGGATTTCTATGAGCCACATTCTCCATCCACTTGCACCAGATAAAATCTGTCCCGCATCCCAATAAGAACGCCACCGCTCCAAACAATATCTGTAATTCAAACTCCACTCTGTCCCCAGTCATTTTATATTAATCAGGTATAGCTGGTAGAATCGTATCTCCAGCGTGCATCCTCGGTATGGAAAAACTCTATGGTAATTTTTCCCACCGCCATTTCTTTTTCAAACTGTTCTATCTCTATCGTATCGCCCTGCGGAAATATTTCCACCTTTCCGTAGGATGTAGATATTAAAAGCTCATTCGCGTACAGGCATTTATAAACATCGTCTATCATCTCGCAGACGGTTTTATAATTGTTAGATCCCTTTACGCAGCTTACCTCAATCTCCATTATCAGGTACTGTTTTCTGCCGTCGTCCTCAAACCTGTTTCCAACATCTTTAATATTGCAGCGCAGGGAAGTGTTCTTGATGGATACGTCGTTGTTCCAGATCGTGACTGTAGGAAAGTTATTATTGTAGCCTCCCGTTGTAGTTATTGCGGAAAGCAGAGTCTTAACTTTATTTGTAATTGCCTGGCGCTTGTTCATTTTATTAATCCATCTGTAACACTAAAAGACTTATTCCGTTATTCAAATCTTTAATCTCCCGTATAGTCATTGCGCTGCCGCCGTTCTTGCCGGAGATGGTAATAGTATCCCTGTTTATAACGGCGCTAGTGACTACGGAACTTTTAACCGCCACCACCGGCTCCTCGCCGCTGTAATTTACTCCCAGCGTATTGCTCAGCATGTACTCGCTCATCCATATCGAATCAATAGTAGAGGCAACACTGTTTACTGTCAGTGTTGCATCCGCTTCTAATCCGCTTGAAAATATTGCTGCGCTTAAATCAATCAGAGCCATTTATTTCGGTCCCGTCAAAAATTTTACTTAGTAAATTTTTTATGCTACTTATTTTTTTTTTCGGGCTTCTTTTCAACTTCTTCTTTAATCTCTGCCGCAAGCTTTCTGCCTATAAGGTCCTTTGCGGCGGATGGCGTATCCTCAAACTTATCGCCCGGCTTTACTTCAATTCCGCGGGAAAAAAAAGTCCGGCTGTAGATGCTTTTTAATTTTACAAGTTCCATCTCGTCACCTAATCTGTTTTTTATTAAATATGAATTTTCTGTAGTCAGCATTTTAAATCAGGAGCGGATTTTTATCCGCTCCCCGAATGTTCTTACGATCGATTAATTAACGCCTGTAGCTACGGCGAATGCGCCTGCGTTTCTTACGCCTACGTCAACGTAGATGAATACTGTAACGCGGATATATCCGCTGGTTGAGTAAGTGTAAGGATCTACTACTATATCCAGTCCGTTCCATCTGGCTTTAATTGCCTGGCTGAAATCGCCGAAGAAAATATATCCAGTTGAAATCTGGTTGCTTACTTTACACGGATAACCGTTCATCTGGTTTCCTTCCCAGATAAATTGAGGATAACCGGAGACTTTTTCGCGTGTCTTTAATGTACCGCGGATTGTCGCGTTTGTTACATAGAACATAGATGCGACGTCAAGATTAGCTGCTGCCACATCAGTTTCGAGCGATACAATACCTGAGTAATCAATTCCGGGCTTGCTTCCGCCGCCTATTCCGGACGCGAGCGCAATACCTGTAGGCTGTCCGCTGGCTCCTGTTCCGTGGAAGAATGCAAGATCCTCACCTATTGCCGCAATCTTTGCCAGGTCGTTTTCTACCAGCATATCAATTGATGGAGTTGCCTGCAATAAAAGTTTTCTGCTGAACGCGGTGTTCGATGTTCCGAGTTTTGGTGTTAAGCTTACCTGGTCGAATGTCATATCTGTGCCGGCAGGTCCGGATACTTCGCTGGACATCCAGCTGAATGTTCCGGCGCCTGTCTGTTTCGGGATTAATACGTCGCCTACCAGTCCGTCTAATGTCATTGCGCCTAACTGATCGCTCACGGCTTTATTCCGCACCATCTCAATAAAATTCTGCGGAAGTAGATTATCGGCTACCAGATACCCGCCTGCTGTAGTAGTTGAGGTTACTAATGTTCTTTCTCTTAAAAGAATGTCAGTAGGTACCAGCATTCCCTGAGGCGTTACGCCTAATTTCTTTGCGTATTCCCGGCAGGTCTCTAATTCAAAGTCAGCTTTAACGCCGCTCTTAGGATCCTGCGACATAATTAAATTTCTGAATGAGAATTTCTTTACTTCTTTAGGAGTTAATCCTAACTGTACGCCGCCAGCAGGCTGCTGATCTGCTAAATTGCGGATGATCAGTTTCTGGAAATCTCCCTGGTCTGCTTTCAGCTTAAACGCGAAATCATCGGCAAGCTGAATTAAATCGACACCCTTAACCTTATCCTTAAAATCGCGGGCCATTGTTATAATTCCGTGAACGTTCAATAACGCTTTTTCACCGCCGTCCTGAATTGCGCGGTCCACGGCTGCCTGTTTGTCTGCAGATACCTCTTTCTTTATCTGCGATGTTAATGCGGCAATCTCCTGCTCGCTTAACGTTCTTTCCTGAGTGTTTGTTACCGGATCCATTACTTTCTCCTTTTGATTATTATTTAATTGTTCGTTTATATTTAAATTTCTGTCCACTCCTACCGTAGGGTCCGCGGGGTCCGGCGTAAATGCAACGTGAACCGGTTCCCAGTCCGTTACGCGGTAATATTCCGTATCGCCTTCAATACGGTCAAGAACAATTTCATGCACCATGTACCTTATAGATACGTTCCGCCGGATGCCGTCAATTATGTCCTGGAAATAATCCTGAGCCCGCTGGCTCTTGCTGAACTTTAAAGTGCATCTAAGTTTTCTCTGCTCAGTGTCAAGCTGTACTTTCTCAATAACACCGATCTGATCACCCCAATGATCATCACGTACGCTAGCTCCGTCTTTAAACCTGTCCAGGCGTATCGAATTCCGTTTGTGATCCAGAATCTCAAAGCCGTACCAGTTCCTAACCGGGTATTCGCTTGAGACTGATAATTCTACCGTCCGGTCCGCTTCGTTTATCGTCCGCTGTTCCGGCTCCGTCCTCAGAGTCCTCTCCATCTGTTTTTGATGGAGTTCCTGTTTCAGTTTTAGCAGTTCCATTTGTTACCTCTATTCCGTATTTCTTTTCTAATTCTTTTTCCTTGCTTTTATCCCTCAGTATATCCTCGTAACGGTTCCCCATTTCGGATACTATCTGAGTTTTGGATTTATAACCAGCGTCCTCGGCCTCTTTATTCGCCATTACTTCTTTCTGCATATCCACCCACGGCCTTACATATCCCTGCCAGTAATGCTCTTTATATTTTTCAACCAATCCGTATTTTAAAGGAGCGATTGCGTCATTAAGCAATGCGTATTTAAGCCACTCCTCATAAACCGGTATTAAAATCTGCTCTCTTATAATTGCCTGCATGTATGCGTAAGCGCCGCGCATCTTCAACTCCCCTGTACGCCCGGATGAGTAGCTCTCGCTCTCGCGGTCTCCGAATAACGCCGCGTAATCCCTTCCTATTCCGGATGCGATTTTTCTTCCGTTGCTTCTTACAAACGGCTGATGCTGTTCGTGCGGAAATTTAGGATCGTAACCCATAAACTCCCATCCGGCAGGCAGTTCCTCAATCGATGCGGGATCCATATCCATATATTTTCCGCCCGCGGAATCCGCTTCCTCTTCATTCCCCTCACTGTTAGTTGCGCCGGTATATTCAGCGAATGAATCAACCGGCTTTTTCAAAAACCCCATTTTAGAGGCGCCCGCTTTAGCGTTCTGCAGGGAATACTCCTCCCACATATCTACATCTTTCAAAGTGGTCATTACAGGGGCAAGCGGGGTTATGCCGTGTATCTGTTTGTAGTTTAGAGGGTCATACGCAATTATTAATTCGCTTACCGGAATTCTTACCCGCCTTAAGTAAGCAGAATAGCCCAAAGTTACTTCCTGGTAAACAGATTTCTCTTTTATCCAGATCGCCTGCAGTCTCCTCAGCTTATCCACTTCAATTCCCATCAGCACAAAATTTCCGGTTGCAAGCTCCTCGTTATAATCGTGGTCTATATCGTTAGGGTCTATTACCTCTAATGTGAATCCGAATGGATTTCCTTCAACGGCAGAGCCGCTGAACCATTTTCTTAAAATTACTTCCCCGTCTAGAAAAAGCTGATCTACCAAAAGGTACTGCAGCATAAGAAAAGACAATCTTTGCGAGGCGGTGCAGTAATCCCTGTGGCCCCACTTGTCAAATCCTTTCTTTATTACATCCTGTGCAACTTCGTCATCCCGTCCGTCCGGGTATCGCGCCATCGGCTGCAGATCAAATCCGCTCGGACCTATTACGTTCATCCTGTTATCAAAACAGGCGCCCGCTACAATCGGGTTATTCTGGCGCATCTCAAACGTGCGCGCGCGCAGCGCCGGAAGGTCGCTCTTAATCTCCTTATTTATCTCCGCGCGTGTCCTTGTCCAGGTATTTCTTAATCGGCTGTCCAGCGCCGCTTTCCAGCCGCGGAAATGCGCGGCTTTTTCAGCCGCGTTCATTTCCATTTTCACCTGTTTCCCGGTCCTTAAGCCGATTGAGTTTAATATTTTATCTATCGCTCTCATCCCGCGGCTTAGTTATTCTTTTTCCACGGAATGTAAAGCTCGTACTGTGCGTAAGTATCGGATCTGTTACCTGCGGTGCCGGTAATCTTAAATCTGTAATAAGCCGCCTTTTTGGAATTCAGATTAAGCGTACCGTCTCCCAGCGTTTCAGTGGAATCCGCGTTTACGCTCACTGTATCGACGGTAAAATAATTTGTAAGGTCGTTGGTCCCCTGCAGTATGCAGAGTATTCTCGGCTTGCCGGCAGTGCTGGAAAGTTTCCGCGTATAATAAATCGGATAACTTGCCGTAAGCTGGTAATCGTATCCGCTCAGCGTAAACGGAGTGCTGTAAACTGTATCCGTAGAATCGATACTTGTTGATGGGAATTTCAACAGCAGCGCCTTGCCGCCGAACTCGTTTTTTGTTACGGATGTCTGCCCGAATGCTGTAACTGCCAGCAATAAAAACACAATTGCAAATAATGCGCGTTTCATATTAATGCTCCTTTTATTTTTTATTCTGAAAATCTTGATAAATATCTTTTATTCTGCCCGGTTCTTTTTCCGGTTTCAATTTCCATCTGCACCTTTGCGTTCTGCAAATCTCTCAAAAGTTTAGTCCGGTCCTCGTATGTAACGGATACTCCGTTAATGTTTACGGATACCATATTCCGCGTTGCCATTTCTTTGTAAGCCGCAAGAAGGGATTCATAAATGATTGTCCAGTCACCCCGGGCGTCTGTGGTTTCCGCAAGGTTAGGAAGGAGCGTAATTTGTCCCCGCTCCACCAGATAATCAATGCTGCTTAAGGTTGCTACGATCTGGTAAGAATATAATCCGTGGGATTTATTCGTAGTTGTAGAGTCTGCGGTAAAATCATAATCGTCTCCGTCCGCTACTCCGGTTAAAGATAATTTGTTCGTGGAATCTTTATAGAAATGAATTTTTAAAGTATAGCCGTCCGATGCCTTATAATCAGCAAAGCTTTCGGTCCAGCTCCACCCTGTTTTTACGATCAGTTTTTTTGTCTTTAGAACACTCATGCGCGCGTTTTATAATTTCCACTGCAAAAGTGTTTTTAATTGAGGTAATTATCATTCGTATTTTTATACGAACAATAATTACTATACTGCTATTGGCTGAAATGAATATGGGTAGTATTGTCCATGTCCAGTTTCTTTAATAAAAAACTGGACACTTTCTATTGACGCCTGCGGGATTCGGTTCTTCTTACTATTTTTTTGATTGGTTTAGGTTTAGGAGTTCTAATAATAATTTCATCCGTGTCTTTATAAATAATATCCCTGATCGTTGGCTCGCCTAAAAAGTGTTTCTCCGCCAGTTTTTTTATTATCTCCTCAACGGTTTCCACCGGGAGCGTAATCTTCATTTCTTCAAATTCTATCCTAATACATTTATTCCTGTACGCCGTCTGGTCCAGAATACCGAGGGACTTTGCTGCCATTGCGATGGAATGTATCAGCTCTTTCAATTCATCTCTGCATTAATTGTTTTGTAAACCGCGCGCTTTTTAAAAAAAATATTGTAACAGCTCCAAGTAGTTTATTCTTTAAAAGATGATATGCCAGACCAATTATTTCTTTCATTCTACAGCCTCATTTATTATTATATTTGCAACAAATCCTATTACAAGCGAAACAGTAATTGTAAAAACAACAAAAGCGTAATCCAGACTTTCACCGCTTTCTATAAATATTTCGATTCCATTAGTTACAATAGGTATTAACATCGATAATAAAATCGAGTTTGTGACTATGAGTATCCGTATTTTTTTATACTTCATAATTGCTCCTTTTTTATTTTCACTTTTGGATTATCGCGCTCATCCCACCAATCTTCTAATTTATAAACTTTAGGAGTTTCTGTAATAATATTTCTTTTCTTAAGATCTACACGCACCAACATCTCAATGTAGGTAGATTCTTTAAGCTGCAACGAATCACAGAGTTTATCCATTTCACTCCTTACAACCGGCGCAATAGTAATACACATTCTTTCCTTATTCATTTTTACATACTGTTAAAGTTTTATTAAATTATAACTTATCAAATTATAACACCTTACCGCATTCAGCGGGTTATACAGTAGTTAGGCAGATGGCTTGCTAAAATGTTTATATAATCCATTAAGTACATCTTCATAAAGTTGTATCTGCTGTATTTTCCTATTTGTAACTTTCATCATGTATTCCCATTTGTTTGGTATCTCTAATGTAAAATCATTTGATATTGCCACATCTTCTTTTATTGAAGCAACTAAATTGTTAAACTCTTGTTCGGTAAGTCCGCAAGCCACATCGGCTGAAGAAACGCCTTGCCTAACAGGTTTTTCAAGCCGATTCACTATTTCTTGTGCCTCATTGATAGTAACTATTGCGCCATATTCATAGCCCCAATGTGACTCGTTTAATTCTTGATTATTATCAACTGCAAATTTTATTTGCTCTTTTAATTTCTCAATTATCTGTTTCAAAATTCCTCCTTTGTTTTCGTTCACGGCTTAAAAACCACGCCGTTCATCGGGCACGCCTCCGGCGTACTGATAAACGGTAACTCCCTTAACTGTAATTCTATCGGGAATAAATTTATGTCCTCAATTACTTTGTTATCTTTATTACGAATCTGTTTTACCCAAATAGGGATATTAAAATTCGTTGCCTCTATTATTATTTCTCTTGCCCAAGAATTATTAAACTCTCTCCGCTTGTTTCCACTTTCACACCCAATTACTATCCAGTCTACTTTATAAATATTAACTGGCTCAATTAACGGCTCTAAACTTAACCATTTAACTTTCGCATCTGTGTTCTTCAAGTAATCTATCCCAGCATCTAAATCTTTTTGTGTTGAGGCAGAATAACCGATCCAAAGATTCGGAAGGTTATCTACAGATTGATTGCCAAAGAAATAATCTAATAGATGATTGTGAATACTCATGGCTCTTTTTATTCTTTTTGTCAAAACTAAAAAGGTGTGCTGATTATAATTATCAATAAAAACCTGATAAATTTTTGTTATTGTCTCTACTGGAATACTTTCATGGAATAAATCACTCATAGAATTGACAAACACTCGCATTGATTTTTTGCTTCTGAATTTTGTGTCGCTTAATCTTTCTTCATGAAATTGAATATCGGTAAATTTCCTGTCTCCCCAAAATCTATTTGCCATACTTTCGGCATAGCAATACTTACACCCCTGCGCTATTTTAGAACATCCGGTTATTGGATTCCATGTATAATCACACCAGTTAATTTTAGTTTTGTTCATTTTCTTCCTTCTGCCAGCCTCGGTTTGCTCGTTTGAGAACTCTCAACTCTACCGGACGGCGTTCATTCACAATCTTCTGCATAATCTGCCAGATGTTTATCAATGCTGATTAGATGATTGAAATACCATTCGTTCGGGTTCTTTACAAGTTCAGGTAATATCTTATCTGCCTGTTCTTTTGTCCAAGCAATAATTGATATACCGTCATACCCGAACTCATTATCACGCCGATAAAAGTAAACCAATCTGTTCTTCAGTGATTCTTCCAATTTATTTTCTCCTCTCATCAATTAACGCCGCCGGTAAGTTGCGGTCACTGTTATTTTTTGCCTTTCTCCTTAAAGTATAATTCAAATTTCCATCCATCTGTAAATTGATATTCATCTTTTCTCAATACATAAAAGTCGTTTTCCATATATCCCTTTACCCACTCAAAAAACTTTTTTATCGCATCAGTTACTTTTGTTGAATCGAAATAGTGAATGTCTAATTTCCCATCTTCCCAAGTAATTCTGCATAATTCTGCAATCTGAATTGATGGGTCTATCTTAAAAAGATTCGTGTCCCTAATCAGCAGCTTCCCCCCATTTTTTAACGAATCATACTTTTGTGTGTGACCAGTTTGTGCTTTAACTTCCGGCAAAAAAAAGCATAACCCAGCAATCAATGCGACTCTGAGAAGTAGTTTGTAAAATCTGTTTTCGTTTTTCATTGTTTCATTTCCTTATTTTATTTTTTAATTATAGCGCATTATTGCCAACATCGTTATATAGCCCTCCTTCTCGGACTTGTTCGCCGCCTCAGTTTTCTCACCCTTACCTCTTTATGCGCCGCGGTCTCTGTCGGAAGAGTATCCGCCGGAGATTTTATCAGCGCCGCCTTTTCATCCAGCCGCCTTTTAATCGCAATCATATTTGCGTTCAGCTTCATAAACGCGGCAATACCGTAAACCGCGGTATCCAGCACCTCATTGCGCGCGTGCTGGCTCTTCTTTTTCCAAACATATACTGTCTGGTTTTTCTTATTATATTCTCTTACCAGATGCTCGTTGGTTAATTGCTGAAAATATTCCTGGTTAGCATAAGCGGATGTAAAATGTATCTTTGCCGGGCTCTCATTCTTGCGGAGCATTTTATGTATTAAAGTTTTCGCCGCGTCTATCCCCACATTCTGAAGCAGAGTATCTTTTAACGGGCCCACCTTTGTAACGTTGAGCAGTATCGGTTTCTCCGTTCCGCCCACCCCCTTAACTGCCATCCATCCCATTGAATATCTCTTACGGCACTGTTTATAAACCGTGGTAGTATTCCGCCCGCCGGAATCGACCACCACAGGAAAATCGAACCCCGGACGGTTATAAATCCCGAGCTCAATTCCGTCCTCGCGTTTCCATTTCTTTCTCTGGATTAATTCGAGCGCGTTGTAAACTTCATCCTGGTCCGCGTCTCCGTAAAGCTTTCCGTATTCAACCAGATACATCTCTCCGCCTAATCCGAACCCCAGCACCTGGTATTCCAATCTATCCGGCTGAGTGTCCGCCGCCAGCACCAATACCAAAACCTCATTCGGAATTCTGTAATCGTTTTTATCGGTTAAATAATGCTCGCAGCGCTTCATTAATCCGGTTGTATCCACATCCTCGCTCTCATCCCGTTTCCAGGTCTTGCCGAGCACGGTATTATAGAACACCTGCAGTTTTGTCCGGTCGTCTTTGCATTCAAGAAAATATTTTACGATCTCATTCCAGCTGCTGAACGTTGAATATAATCGGTTTATTGAGTAGCCCCGGTGATCTCTTACATCCGGATTTCCCGGGATCCATTTTCCCATCAGCAGCACATCATATTTATCTTTCTCGTCAACTAATTTTCCGCACTCCGGATTCTCGCATTTATATTTCACCGTATCGGGGTAATGTTTTATTGTCTTACCCATCAGGTCAGTGTCTTTATCCCATATCAGATTCTCAAACTTTAGCGTCTGCATATAACCGCAGTGCGGACACGGAACATAATACTCCCGGCGGTCACTCTGTAGGTAAGAGGCTTTAATAGCGGATTCACCTTCAATCGTAGGCGTTGAAAATTCAAAACGTTTTCGCCCAAGCAACGCATAAGATTCTGTTCTCTGCCATGCCAGCTCTCCGGCATCACCTTCATACCCGGCGGTAGTTATTCTGTCCCGGTCATCCAGAAATACATACTTAATAGATCTCCGGGCAAGGTCCTGCGGAACCCTGCCTCCGGTAATCGCCAGAAATCCGCCCATAAATTTTTTGTACAGAGTTTTATTATCCTTGCTGTTGCTTTTTTGCGGTGAGACTTTCTCCCGAAGGCAGGCATTATTTTCGATCATCGGTTCCAGTTTTTCATTCGAAAAATCCCGAGCGTCGCCGTCCGTGGGATAAACTATCAGGCAGGGTGAAGGGTCCTCTTCAATGATGTAGAAAATAATTGATTTTAAAATTTCCGTTTTGGAAATCTGAGCGCTGCTCATAAAAGTAACGTGGTCCACTTCCGGTATATTGAAACAATTCATCGGCTCTACAATATATGGAGTTACCGCCGCGTCGAACATCCCTTTCCGCGCGGATTCATTCTCTCCAACCATCCGCCGGGCCTCTACGCAGTCCCGCACAGATATTCTCAGGCGCGGGCGGAATAGCATCCGGCCCGTAGAAATTATCTCTCTCAGGTTATCGTCGTAAGGGTAATATGTATTCTCACTCAGCAACATCAGCAATATCTAATTTTGTATTTGCAATGTTATCCTTTACGCGTTCCAGCTCATCGGTTACAATGGAGATTATCTCTGTTTCGTCGGTTTTACCCTTCACCTTTGGAGCCAGCTTAGGTGCTATACCTTCAAGCTTCCCGATTATCATTTTAATTTCAGTTACCCAGGCGGTCTGCACGTCCATCCGGTTTACCAGTAATTTCTTTTTTTCCTGTATAGTAAGATCTTTCAGCTCCGCGGATTTAAGCGCCAGAATATCCTGGCTTTTTTCCTTCCGTATATTATCAACCTGGCTCTCATACATTTTTTTCAGCTGCTCTAACCGGAACGGAACGCACAAAGATAAATCCCAGGCATCGTGCCCGTGTTTCGGTAAACCATGCTTTAGATGCAGCTCCGAGATGTACTTTTCACTCACTCCAAAGAGCTGAGCAATCGTGGCGGTATTTACAATTATTTTTTCCATTCACATATTCAGATTCAGGTCACCCCTGCCGGTTACATGTATCGCGCGAAATCGGGGTGCGAATGTAAC